GGAGCGGGTAGCGGGAATCGAACCCGCATAGCCAGTTTGGAAGACTGGCACTCTACCGTTGAGCTATACCCGCGTTGTAAAACTGGTGGACCAGACAGGATTCGAACCTGCCACATTCTGCTTGCAAAGCAGACGCTCTACCAAATGAGCTACTGGCCCGTAAAGTGGCGGTTGGGGAAGGATTTGAACCTTCGGGGGCTTTTAAACCCCGGAGCTTTAGCAAAGCTCTGCATTAGACCACTCTGCCACCCAACCATAAATTATGTTTTCACTTGAACAATATATCCATTATGTTCAAGAACGTCTTTACACAACTTAATAAAATCTTCAAATAACAAATCTCCTTTAGCCATATTAGCATCTTTACATGCCAGACCTAAATTATTTATATCACACCCTCCTCCTTTCGATACTGGTATTATGTGATCACAATTGTAAGTTTTTGGTTCTAAAAGATCTATTGTTCTTCCTGTCAAATAACATACCGGATTGTTTGTTATTTTCGTTTCAAATTCTTTAATTGAAAAGTCTAAACTTTTTCTTTTTCCCTTTCCGATTCTTCTACCATTTACAAAACTAAAATTATCTTTTTTTCTTCTTAAGATGCCTTTTAAAGTTTTTCTGTTTGATTTATTTCTTGTTTTTGTCTTTTCTTTTTGACCAACGCCACAGTGGTATGAAATCGTTCCAATTGAACAATTTAACAACTTTTGTATTTCTTTATAAGACTTTCCTTGTTTTCTCAATTCTAATATCAATGTTTTCACATTAATATATAGTGTGGGTTCGAATTAAAATTAATAAAAAATATTCGAACCACATTTTATTTTCAAAAATGGCGGCGAGGGAGGGATTCGAACCCCCGGAGGCTTTGAGACCCCTTCGCTTTTCAAGAGCGATGCAATAAACCACTCTACCACCTCGCCATAAGATTGATTACCGTTTGAAGCCGCCTTCATAGATTTCTCTATGAGTCTAAGCGGAGTCTATCTCCTCGTCCACCGTATTGTGGTTACGTTCAAACTAGCAAATTTGGTGGGCGTAGTAGGACTTGAACCTACACGGATTTCTCCATGAGTTCCTAAGACTCACGTGTCTGCCATTTCACCATACGCCCGAAATTGGTCGGCCCACAGAGAATCGAACTCTGTCCCCATGCTCCCAAAGCACGTATGCTACCGTAACACCTTGGACCGATAAAATCTAAACTATATTTCAGTTATCGCCAGTTGGGTTCTGCACAAAGCATAACACCCAGTGACCGATCAAGTGTTTAAGGGCACACCAGATAGAGTTTCAAGCCCGTACCGACAACTACTCAAGACCAAGAATATCCAAGTATCTCGTCTCCTTCTTGGGGAGAATACTATCGGCAACTGTTTGAATTGCCGTGTAGTAAGCGTACAACGGATAATTCTCCGTCATCATCTTGTTTCTAACATACTCGTATTGAATGTCTTTGTCAACGTTTTTTTCCATATAAAATTCAGTGTTAAAATTGGTACACGGTGAGGGATTCGAACCCCCGACAAACAGCGTGTAAGGCTGCTACTCTACCACTGAGCTAACCGTGCATCTCAATCGTTATTACATACTAACACGAAACCTCAAAATGTCAATGAACTTTTCAAACAAAAAACCGTTGATCTTTTGGACCAACGGTTTGTTCTTTAAGCAACTTTTACCGTTAGTCTAGTCTAGCATGTGCTAGGGAGTGCCGATGGACTTGGTTGTCCACTGGCTACTACTGACTGTACGGATAGCAAATTCATTATGTCAATATATATGAACAAATTTCACAAATGTACATTATTTTTGAACCAATAGTAAGTTTTTTCAAGACCGTCCAACAATTTCACATTTGGCTTCCATCCCATTTTCAGTATGCGTGAACTATCCATAACCTTTCTAGGAGTACCATCAGGCTTTGAATCATCCCACACGACGTTGCCTTGATAGCCCACAACCTCACAGACGGTTTCTACGGCCTGTTTGATGGTGATGTCATCTCCATATCCAACGTTGATATGCAAGTCATCACTGTAGTTTTTCATCAAGAACACACACGCTTCAGCCAAATCATCAACGTACAAAAACTCACGCATTGGACTTCCGGTTCCCCAACATATAACCTCTGGTTCATTCTTGATCATGGCAGTATGAAACTTGCGAATCAAAGCGGGTAACACGTGTGAATTGTTTAAATCAAAGTTGTCATTGATTCCATACAAGTTGCAAGGCATGGCACTAATGAAATCAGATTTGTATTGTTGACGATATGCTTGACACATTTTAATTCCAGCAATCTTTGCGATAGCATACCATTGATTTGTTGGTTCCAAATCACCGGTCAACAAACATTCTTCCTTAATTGGCTGTTGAGCAAATTTTGGATAAATACAACTGCTTCCAAGAAACAACAACTTGGTTACGCCATATTTGTGTGAAGCATCAATCAAATTGTTTTGGATCTGGAGATTGTTGTAAATGAACTGAGCAGGATATGTACTGTTGGCAACAATTCCTCCAACCTTTGCTGCTGCCATGATTACATATTCTGGTTTAGTCTTTTCAAAAAAGTCGTTGACTGCCTTTTGATTTGTCAAGTCTAAACCGTCATGTGTGACTCCCACCAAGTTGGTATATCCGTGACTAAGAAGAGTTCTCCAAATAGATGATCCAACCATTCCTCTATGTCCAGCAATGTAAATCTTTGAGTTGATATCCATATGTTTTTATATATCACGATGAATTGTATAAAAAGAAAAAACCACCCGAAGGTGGTTGAATATTATCCGTTCAATTTGTTTTTACCATGACAACTCTTACTAAGATCAAGAATCTCGTCCAACGATTCTCTCACCCGAATTGGCTGGTGGTTATTCTTGGTAAAAATCAAACTGTGAACTACAGATGGTTCGATATTGATGATCATATCCAAGTTTATCAGATTTGGAATGTACTTCCTATTATTTGTGTTTCCATCGTGGCTTGGATCTAGGACGTTGAGTTTAATGAAGTGTGCCATATTTGTGTGTATAAAAAATTAACCGGCAATGACATTACATCATTGCCGGTTTTATGTCAACTATTATTTCTTAGAAGGTCAACTTGAGACCAGCAGCGTAAACAACAGTACCGGAGAACTCACGGGTTGCCCAGTTGTACTTAGTACCATCGAAGTTGTTATCGAACCAACCAACCTCAGCATAAGGAGTCACATTTCCAAATGAAAACGTGAATGGACGAGCCAAAGTAGCCTTAGCATTCACAGCGGTATACTCAGCAACATAACCATACTCAACAGCAGGAGTCACAGTGAAACCATAGAAAAGGTTCTGTGTGCGGCTAAGACCGACAAACACACCCTGTTGATCAAGGTCAATGTCGAACGCACCACGAACGTATGGAGTAACGTATGGGTTGTTCAAAGCCACCTTAGCACCAAACTCAGTGGAGTTTGGAATACCGGCAATACCACTCTGGTGACGAGTGACATCGGCAGTGGTACGAAGTGAGAACTTCTCACTGAGACCAAAGCTCTTGCCTGCACCGAGAGTCCAGTGTGACTGATCAGATCCCTCGTTCGGTAGGAGAGTTCCACCAGCATACACATCAGCATACTTGAGGCTCTTGATTGCGTTGACACCAATGAATGGCGTACCCTCAGCACGTGAAACACCGTTCACGATGTAATGGTTGTTATATCCAGCCTCAACTCCGATACTGGAGTTATCAGCAGCGTTGACAATGAAGGCAGCGCAAAGAACTGCCAATAGTGATACCATCTTCTTCATATTATTTTTTATTCCTTTCAGTTTTACATTTTGTACAACCAACTCAACACTCATTGAATTTGTTGTAGGTATTAGCGATTCAAAGATACGCATCTACCATGTACTCCGTAACTATACCGTCATATAACGATTTTGTCAACGGATTTTTCATGAGATACATAGTTCTGGCAGATATAAAAGTTGAAGAATTTTCATATATGCGCATATATGGATTTGCGCATAAAAAATGCCAGACAAGTGAATGTCTGGCATTTAAAACTGGTACCACCGGCCGGACTTGAACCGGCACAGCTTTATAGGCCGAGGGATTTTACTTACCACTATAGTTTTCACTACCAGATTTCTCTGTTTGTGGTCTGGACTATGCCTTTATCATTATTAACCATAAGGGATATTTTTCCAAGGTTAATTTTAGATAGGTGATTATAGTCTCTACACGTTTTTTATTATGAGGCTATAGAATTTATCACAATTAAGTGGCTAGACGGGTAGCCTAGCAATCATGGTAGGTCACTATTGCGCCTATTTACCCACAATCCTTTCTTCTATTATTTCTCTAGCGTTTGCCTAAAACTTCGCTCGGCGTTGGGATATAGCAAGATATTATTTCAATCTCTCCCCAAACCATTTCTGGTAAGGGGTTGCACTATGAACCGTTCACCGAATTTACACCATACTCATACACAATTTCTCATGTATGGACCCGCATTGAGTCCCTTATGTCTGCCAATTTCATCACGGTGGCATTTTTAAAATTACTTACAAAGAACTATTACTTACTACTCTTTCATCTT